CGGCCTGCTGCAGCGGTTCATCCCCGGCATCCTGGACACGCGCAAGACCCGGCGCGGCGAGCCTGGCCCGCCGGCGCACTCGGCTGGGTGGGACCAGTTGGTGCGCCTGGTCTACTCGCTCCCAGCGCAGACCTACACGCTGGCCCCGGATGCCTTCACGCTGTTCCGCGAGTTTCAACTCTGGTTCGAGCAGTCCAAGCGCGACGAGGTGGTGCTGGAGGCTGACCCGGCGTTTCTCACCGCCTACGGGAAGCTGGAGGGCACTGCTGCCCGCCTCGCGCTGCTGTTCCATGTGATCGAGTGCCCATTCTCTTCAGTGGTCAGTCGCACCACGCTGGAGCGGGCCATCAGCATGGTGCGGGGTTATGTCATCCCGGCGCTGCGGTACACGCTGGCGGAGTTCACCGGGGATTCGTTCGATATCTGGGTGCAGGGCTGGCTGCTATACCACTGCGCGGGCAAGACCACGGTGACCCTCTCGGAGGTCAAGCGAGGCGCACGGCGGCGCATGGAGAAGGTCCAGAGCACCATCCTACAGGACCGCATGGTGATCGGTGCCATGCAGACGCTGGAGGAGGCCGGGTGGGTTGTGCGGCTCGATGACGGGTCGCGGGAGCATCTGCATCAGGCCGACTGGGCGATCAACCCGGCGCTGGTGAATGCGTTCGATACGCAGCGCACGGAGATCATCAAGGCCCGCCAGCGGGCCGAGGATGAGCGGCGCACCATCGCGGGCCTTGAGCGGCGCACGGTGCCGCACTTCGAGGAGTGGATGGACGAGGAGGATGAAAAGGATCAAAAGGCGGCTTGAGCGCTACCAGGCAAAAAGAAACCCGGCACCAGGCCGGGTTTTTCTTTGGTGCGCGCACCCCTACGGCAGCAGGTGCTTGTGCATCTCGGGCGCCAGGCACTCCACGGCGTCCAGCACGTCGAGCAGGCGAGCCGTGACGGCTCCCGGCTCCCGGTGCCCGCAGGCCCAGTTGCGCCAGGTGCTCAGGGGAACCCCGAGGTACTTGGCCATGCGGGCATCCGTCAGGCCCAGCCGGGTTTGGGTTGCCAGGAGACGGGCGGCGGTGGCCGTTTCGCGCTTAGCGTTCACCCGGGGGCGGCCGGGTTTGCCGGGGGCTTTGGGTTCGTTCGATTGTGTGGTCATTGGATTTAATCTCCCAAGAGAATAGCGGCGATGATGGCGGCGGCCAGGGCGGCGAGAAGGGCGTAGATCATTCGAGGGCCTCCAGCATGTCCGTGGTGACCACTTGCGACGGGATGAACCGAGACAGGACACCCAGCGCGCCTATCAGGACGCGCCCGCCGTCCTCATCCTCCAGCGCGACGAATCGCACGTTTTCGTCGCCCGGGTCGCGCCACTGCGGGTGGATGGTGACGGGTTGGCCTTTGCGGATCATTGCTCATCCTCCAACAGTTCCCAAGCATCCGCCAGGGCGGCCTGATGGTCTAGGTCTAGGTCATCCTCAATTTGCTCCAGCGCCCAGCGTAGGGCAGTTTCGAGCCGTTCGATGTGGGCACGGGTGCGAACGCGGCCACGGCGGGCTTCCCAGCGTTCGTCTGCTAGTTCCTCAGCGTTCAGGGGCCGATCCGGGTCCATACATGGCATGGCGGGTCCGTACATCTTGAGATCTCCTCAGAAGGGCGCCGCTGGCGCATTGGTGGGATAGGGCGCTGGCGCGCGCAGGGGCTTGGGGTCCGGGGCGTGGCCGGGGGCCGGTAGCGTGACGGGGAACGGCCACGGGTGGGGCCGTGGTGGCGTGGCGTGGTGCATGGGGTTGCTGCGGGACATGGTGCGCACCTCAATAGGTTTTGGTTTTGACAGTGGCGCCGTCAATCCGCAGGGTGATCCGGCGGATATCGTTTCCGGGTTGATGGCATGCCGCCCAGTCGGCGTCAGCGTATGCGGTAGTCGCGTCATCAATTGTCGGAAACGTTTCCGTAATGCTTTCCCGTTTGTAGTCCGTGGTAAGTGTGATCATGGTGTACCTCTCAAATTGAACGAATTGAAATGACCCGCTTTTCATGCCCGGCAGCATGGTCAGCGATAACGATGGAACGAGCATGCTTTGACGTCCCTGCGCACAGCATGCAGTCGCTGCACTGGGCTTTGCGGCCGCCCTCAATGCTGGCGGGGCATGTCACTTCTAGGGGCTTGCGATCCACCCCGATGCTCACCCTGAAGTAACGCATACCTAGCGTGGTGGCTTGTGCGGCCTCTGCAGCGGTATCAGCGGATGCCATCACCAGTGGCGACCATGCGCGCGCGTCGAACCCGTGCGCTTGCCACTGGTGGGTGTACCCGACATGGCCGGAAGAGAGCGACACCAGTAGCGCCCACAGTTCCACGGGCGCGGCCGCAGGGTCGCCATAAGTGCCAAGCCTAAGCTTTCGATTGCGCAACACGGTGCGCACTTGATCAACCGATGTTGCGCGCGCGTAGGACCCGCGACGGTATGCCCGATAGACTGACAGAACAGACTCGTGCACCTTGACGTAGCACGGGGCATCACCAGTAGCGCGCGCGAGCATTGGCCTATGCGGGCAAAGCCCGCACACGCTCGCATCGTCTCCGGTCTTCAGGGCATCGTGTGGCGCGACGTCGGACCGGATGATGAACGATTGAACGAGGTTACCGGTCTTTGCGTTTTCGCTGCTATCGGCCAAGCCCGTGAGGATCACGACGATGGGCTTGCCATCGATGATGGACGGGCCGTCATACACGATTAGGCTGTTGGTGTTTGCCATGGTGTGGTTCTCCGTTCAGATACCGAGTGCAACGAGCGTGCCGAGTGCAAGCCCGAACACAGTGGCGAAAGCGTAGGTGAACACTTGACCGGGGTTGCAATCAATGAAACGACCGAGTCGACGATGGAAGGGGAGAGGTTTGCGCATGGTGTCAGGCTCCGATGATGGGCGGATCCGAAGATCCGCCGGGTTGACGTTAGATGATGAAGTCGGGTGACTTGTTCCACCCGTATGCGATGGCGAGAGACAGCATCTCAGTCTTGGCCTTGTTGCGCATGCTGGCGCGGTACAGGGCGGACAGGGCACGAGCTGCGAAGTCGGCGCCAAGGTGCGGCGCGTAGGCGATGATCTTGTTGACTTCCCTTTGCTCTGACTTGTTCATGTCTTGATCTCCTGGTTGCCGGGTCACCTGTTGACCCGATGACGCAATCATAACACGGTGGATTGTCCCAGTGAAGCATAGGGTCATTGTGCCAATGGGGTGACAGGTTGACCCGATGCAACCTGTGACACTGTGACTGGTGGCGGGGGGGGGGGATGCGGGGAATTAAGAGCAATGAGTCAATTCGATATTGACCCCCGGGTCGCAAAGGCACAGTGTCACAGGTTGCGTCGGGTCAATCCAACCCGCGCCCATTGGCACGTTGAGCCCCGGATTCTGCGCTCCATCGGGTCAACCCTTGATCCATTGCACCCTGGTAGCAGGGTTCCGGCCTGGGCAATGGCCCGATGGATCAAGGGCGGCCGGATGCTGGCGGAGCCCTGGCTCCCTGGGCGCTGGGGTACCCCAACGATGGGCGGCGGGGCAGTGACCAAAAACGTAGGACCCGCGCACAATTTTTTAAATTCTCCATTGAACCAGTAACCCATTGAAACATTGCCATCACCCCCGCCAGTGACACTGCGACACATCAACCAAGGTTGCCAACTCGACCAACCATCGTGATACCATCCCGGCATGGAGCAGCAAACCCAGGCCCTCGCTCAGCCGTCCGTTCCCGACTGGCTGACGCCGAGTCACACTGTCGCAACAGCAACGCCACTCGACATCAGTCCAGCAGACCATCGTCGAGCCACTCGTGCGCTCCTCGATGCCTCGTTCGCCGCCATGTTCGAGCGCGTGCTCACGGAGATGACCAAGGGGCGCTCGCTCAACGCCATCGTCAGGGACGATCTGCGCGACATCGAGTACGACGCCTTCTGGAGGTGGATCAAGCGTGACCCCCAGCGTTACGAACGCTACAAGGAGGCGAAGGAGCTTCGCACCGAGTGGTGGGCGGGACGCATCGTGGAGATTGCCGAGGCTGAGGACAGCGTCGAGGACGTCGCTCGGTCCAAACTCAAGATCGACACCTACAAGTGGCTCATGGGCGCCGACAATCGCAAGCAGTACGGCGACATCAAGCAGGTGGAGGTCAACCAGTCGATCAGCATCACAGCAGCACTGGAGCAGGCACGATCACGGCTGCTGACGGACGTGACGACGGTGGACATCGACGATGGGGTGGACACACCTCGCATCGAGCACAGCAGCGACGACTGATGGCACAGCAGCCGCGTTACGCACCCGACGATGAGCAGATGCTCATGTCTCAGTTGTGGTCGCAGACCATCGTCGATGACCCCGAGGCGTTCGTGCTGTTCGCGTTCCCGTGGGGGCAGAAGAACACCCCGCTGGAGCGGTTCAGCGGGCCGCGCCGCTGGCAGAGGGACGTGCTCAGGACAATCACCAGGCACATCCGGGAGAACCGGGCGCCTGACGCCGTGCTGCAGGCCCTGCGTGCAGCGGTGGCCTCGGGGCGGGGGATCGGGAAATCGGCCTTGGTCAGTTGGCTCATCCTGTGGATGCTCACCACTCGCATTGGATCGACCGTCATCGTCTCGGCCAACAGCGAGAGCCAGTTGCGCAACGTGACCTGGGGCGAGCTGACCAAATGGGCCACGATGGTCATCAACGCCCACTGGTGGGAGCCGTCGGCCACCAAGCTCGTACCCGCTGCGTGGATGACCACGCTGGTCGAGCGGGATCTCAAGAAGGGCACTCGTTACTGGGGCGCCGAGGGGAAGCTGTGGTCCGAGGAGAACCCTGACGCCTACGCCGGGGTGCATAACCAGGACGGCATGATGGTCATCTTCGATGAGGCCAGCGGCATTCCGGACGGGATCTGGTCCGTGGCCGCGGGCTTCTTCACCGAGCCCATCGTTGATCGGTACTGGCTCGCGTTCAGCAACCCCCGGCGCAACACCGGGTACTTCTACGAGTGCTTCAACGGCAAGCGGGACTTCTGGACAACGCGCAACATCGACGCCCGCACAGTCGAGGGCACCGACAAGGTGGTCTACGAGCAGATCATCAAGGAGTACGGTGAGGACAGCCGCGAGGCGCGCATCGAGGTCTACGGCGAGTTCCCATCGACCGGCGACGACCAGTTCATCGGCCTGGCGCTGGTGGACGATGCCATGCGCCGGCCGCCGCACAAGGACATGAGCGCACCGATCATCCTGGGCGTGGACCCAGCGCGTGGCGGGGCCGACTCGACAGTCATCGCCGTGCGCCAGGGGCGGGACATCGTGGACATCCGACGGTTCAAGGGCGACGACACCATGACGGTCGTCGGGCACGTCATCAACGCCATCGAGCAGTACCGGCCGGCCATGACCGTCATCGACGAGGGTGGTCTGGGCTACGGCGTCCTTGACAGGCTCAACGAGCAGCGTTACAAGGTGCGCGGTGTGAACTTCGGCTGGAAGGCGCTGCGCCCCATCACCTGGGGCAACCGACGCTCGGAGATGTGGGGCGCGGTCAAGGAGTGGCTCAAGACAGCCAGTGTTCCGCAGGACAAGCAGTTGCGCGACGACCTCGTTGGTCCACGAGTCAAGCCCGACTCATCGGGTAAACTGTTCTTGGAGTCAAAGAAGGAGATGAAAGCCCGAGGACTCGCCTCGCCTGATGCAGCCGACGCCATAGCGGTGACCTTCGCGTTCCCCGTCAGCACCGACGCTGCCGGCCACTCGCACTCAACCACCCCGTCGCACTACGCCAGGCCGGTTGTAAACTTCTGGGGCACTCAGCAAAGGGCCTGACATGGCACGCATTTCAAACGAACAACGCCTGGCTGACATCCACCAGGAGGCCATGCGCGAGTTCGACGATATCCAGGGCGCCGTCCGTGACGAGCGCCTGCAGTGCCTGCAGGACCGGCGCTTCGCCACCATCGCGGGTGCAACTTGGGAAGGCCCGCTGGGTGCGCAGTTTGAGAACAAACCCAAGTTCGAGGTCAACAAAATCGCGCTGGCCATCACTCGCATCATCAACGAGTACCGGAACAACCGGGTCACGGTTGACTTCATCAGCAAGGACGGCACTGACGCAACGAACCTGGCCGACACCTGCAACAAGCTCTACCGCGCCGACGAACAGGACAGCACCGCTGCTGAAGCCTACGACAACGCCTTCGACGAAGCAGTCACGGGTGGCTTCGGCGCGTGGCGGCTGCGGGCGTACTACGAAGACGAAGAAGACGACGAGAACGAATATCAGCGGATCCGCATTGAGCCGATCTACGACGCTGACAGTAGCGTATTTTTCGACCTGAACGCCAAGCGGCAGGACAAGGCAGACGCCAAGCGGTGCTTCGTGCTGACCAGCATGACGCCTGACGCCTACCGCGAGGCGTACAACGACGACCCGGCGTCCTGGCCGAAGGAGATCCACCAATTCGAGTTTGACTGGTCCACGCCTGACGTCATTTATGTGGCCGAATACTACCGGGTCGAGCACAAGTCTGAAACGGTGCGGGTGTTCGAGGCCATTGACGGCACCGAGGAACGGTACACCGAATCTGACTTTGAGAACGACCCCGAGTTGGAGGTTACGCTGTCGGCCATCGGCAGCGTCGAGGTACGGCAGAAGAAGGTCAAGCGCAAGAAGGTCCGCAAGT